CGATCTGAGGAGGAGGAAAGAGAAAAGGCATCTTGTTTCTTTAATTTTAAATTTAAAGCTTGTTGAAATACAGTTGTACCATTGTTTCTATCAGAAACGATAGTTTCAACATATGTATTTTCGTTTGCTTTAAGTTCAAATTTAAACAATTGAGTCACTCCTGTAGCACTTAAAATCACGTCAGTTGCTTCTACCGGTGTAGTGTCAAACGTTGCAACAGGTACCGTATTAATAAAGTAAACATTTTTTAGACCTCCTACTGAATCTTTACACGTTTCAGCTCGTCCGATTAAAATTTCACAGCTCATTTTTTTATATTTTTAAAGTTCAAAAAAAAAGGGCGGTGTTTTTTGCACCACCCTAATTACAATTAGTTAATATTAGTTAGCTGAGTTTGTAATACCATATGTAACAATCTCTTCAGCGTTCACATAGTTAACAGCCATTCCTGCTCTCATTACGAATCTCACGTTTTGGTCTCCTAAAATCTCAGAAGTGTCTATAACTTTGATTTCGTTCAAGTCAGACATTAAACCAGCACCAAAGTAAAGGTTGTCGATAGTTGTAGCAATAGCAGTATTAGCAGCTAATCCATTTGCAACGAATAATTTTACACCATCAAAGTAAAGGTCATTCATCATAGAATACCATTGTGTACCTTTATTGTCAACACCATTAGAACCTAATCCTGAAGCTCCGAAACCTCCTAAAGCTCTAACATAAGCACGAGCTACCCCTTGAGGAACATAAATTCTCAAATCTTCTCTACCATACAATGCAGCAGGAATTGCATCAACTATTTTACCTAACTCAGTAATTACAGTAGAAGCAGCAGAAATTGCAGAAGTTCCTGAGATTTCTTGAGCAGCTGGTAAATTAGCATCCGCAGCAATTAAAGTCGCAATACCATCAACTTGACCTGCAGTTGCGTTAGCACCTCTCCAAATAGATGTTTCAACATCAGCAGATACTTTGTCAGCCATATAAGCTAAGAAGTAATCTTGAAAAGATTTAGGAAGCACTTTATTAGCGCTGAACCCCATCTCAGCAGATTGCCAAGAAGTGATAAAGTTTGATTTACACAAATTCACGTTTACCTGGAATTGCTCCAACGTTAAAGAACGTTCTGTAATAGTTACAGTTGACGTTGGGTCAAAATCACACGTTGCATTCTTAAGAAGCCCATCAGTCCCTAATTTATGCAAAATTGTTTTGTAAGGAATGTTAGGTAAAATTGTCATACCTCCATTCGCTAAGGTATTTCCGCTTAATAATGCAGCAGATACCCACTTTGCAGATGATTCACCTGCGTAACTTGTCGTTAATGATAAACTTGTAGCCATATCTTTTTTTGTTTATTTGTTTATTTGTAAATTCTTTCTAAAATTTTATCTAATCCACTCATAGGAGCTTTAGGAGTTAAATCAGTCCAATCCATAAAAGTTGTGTTTTCAGGATTGTACGAAATTGGTTTAACTTCTTCTTGTTTTGAAAATTCAACTGTGTCCGTAGGTTGTTCTTCAACGTACTTTTCAGATTTCAAATCAATGATTTCTTTTTTCAAATTCTCTACTTCATCAATTAATGCTTTAATCTCTTCAGAAGAAAAATGGTACTCTTTAGATTCAACAACTTTTTTAGGTTGTGCTTCTACTTGTTTAGTTTCTGTTGATGCTTCAACTTCTACCTCAACTTCTTGCTCTGCTTCTTTTTCTTTAACCTCAGCAATTACACCTTCTTCTGTAACTACTAAAATCATTCCGCTTTCTAATTCATATTCACCAACAGGCAAAGGCACCATTTCACCCTCTGAACTTAATACAGATACGGAATAACCAGCCTCGAATTTATCAGCCTCCAAAGTTGCACCATCAACTAACTTCATTTGCTCTAACTTAACCTCCATTCCAAGGTAAGTTTTTAGCGTGTTTATTGCTTGTAAAATTTCTGTCTTCATAACTAATTAACTATTGGTTTAAATTTCGTTGCCGTTTACAAAAGTTTTAGGTGTAATTGTGTGAATTATCTCAGCAGTTGATAGCTCTGATACCGAATAAATACCTTGTGCTATTGTGCTACCGTTACAACATTCTTTTTTGTATGTACCATCTTCACATAAGCACGCTTGTTTACCTCCTTTTCTACTTGCAGGAGCTTTTACTTTTTTTTCCATTTTATATACTTTTTAAAAAATCCTTAATTAATTCTAACTCCTCGTCAACTTTTGACAATTGGTTTAATCCATCAAATTTCCCCTCTATTGAAAAACCATTATAAGTACCATCTTTAATACCCTCTAACACCTTATCGTTTTCAATCTTTGCCTTTATTACCCAACTACCTTTTTTAGCGTTTAGGTTGTATAGATTAGATTTGTCTTGTTTCTCGTCCTCTACTATCCAACTTTCAAAGAATGTAACTCCATCCGTTTTTATTTCATGATCTAAAGTTGCACTTTTAGAGTAGTTGTTTTTCATCCATAATAGTTGAGTTTGTGCAATTGTTTCTTCAGAGAAATAAATATTAAATTTCTCCCCATTCATCATGCGAAGTATTCTTTTGTTAGGCACTAAAACCAAACCAACAACTTCACGTTTTAACTCATCTATAACTTTGAATTGAACATCTATTTTTGATAATAAAATAAACTCCTCTTCAATTGCAGGACGATCAACTAATGAAATTGCGAAAACTCCATCAACTGACTCATCAGATATTTTTAATTCCACTTCCTTCATAACCTAATAACTATTTTAAAGCGTTGCGTTGCGTAATCTATTTCTGTCTAAAGATTGTTGTGTTGTTACTTCTCCACTCACTACATAAGCTTTAACAGGTTTTTCACTTACTTGTTGTGTTTGGTTAGCTTCTCCAATTACGTTGAATGTAGGGGCTTGTATTCTTTCTTGTTGTTGCTGTCCGCCTGTGCCACCACCTCCAACGCTTGGAGTACTTGGGGTAAATGTAGATTGTTCAATTTTACGAATCTGAGCAATAGCAAAAGCACCCGCAACACCTGCTTCAATACCCCCTAATATAGGACCACCTATTGAACTACCATGCGCATAAGCTGACATCACTGATTTATAACCATCCAAAACAGCTTGTGCTATGTCAAAGGCTTTCTTAACTTCAAACGCTTTCTTTTGTTCTTCCTCTGTTTTACCAGCAAACGCTTCTGTCAAAGCACCTAAAGCACTAAATGTACTTGATGCTATTTGTACTTTATTTAGTTGTAATTCTAAATCCTTTTGCGCTTGTTCTTTTCTGTACTTTTCGTTAATCTTTGCGAGGTCGTTTGTTTTAGCAATTTCTATTTCTGCAAGTACTTCAGCATTATTTTGAGCTTGTGATTGTAAGGATAAATACTTTTCTTCAACTGCTAATTTTTCTAATTCTATTGGCGACAAAGTTTGTTCCAATATCATTTCATTTAGTTTACCTCTTAACTCTAATTCTTTTGTACTATTATCAATTACTTGTTGTATTTTCTTTGATGGTAAAGTATCAATTGCATCTAACTCCGCACGCTCTTCTTTTTTTATTTTAACCTTTTCAGTTTTTAACGTTCTGTCTTGTTGTACTTCTTTTTTATTGCTTTCAAGTTTATCAATTAAAATATTTTGGTCGTTTTGTTTTATTTCTTCTTTTAAAGCTTTTATTTCTTCAACAATTCCTTCACGTTTTTTTCTATTGTTTTTTACAAGTTCTTGATACTCTTCTTTTGATGAAGCCATAACGCCTAAATCAACTTCACGCAATGTTTTTAATCTTTTTCGAGCTGCTTCAATTTCATTGTAAATAGCTGCATTTGTTTTTTTAGTATTTCCCTCTTTTATTTTAGCAAGTTCCTCATCAGATTTCCCTAATGCTTTAGCATATCTAAGTCTGAAATCTAAATCTTTTTCAAGCTCTTTTCTTGATTCACTAATTTTTCTTTGCTGTCTTTCTAAACTATTGTTTAAATCTTCTTGTTTTCTTTGCGCTCTTCCTGTATAATCAGCCCATTCTAATATTTTTGGAAGAAACACACCAACTGCAACAACTAAAGCACCAATACCAGTAGATATAATCGCACCTCTCAAAGTACTAAATGCTGTAACTAATTGGTTTTTTATAACAGCTCCTAATTGTAACAATGAATCTTTTGCCTCTCCTAATCCTTGAAGTCCTTGAGACAAAGCCATTGCGCTCTGTACTTTTAATAAAGTCTCTTCAACTTTTGCAGATTCAACACCTAATAAACCTAAACCACCTTGGAAAGCACTAAAACCACTTACTACACCACCAATAGATGAAGATAAAGCGTTAAACTTCGCATCAGGGTTAAAAGCATCTGTTAAAGCCTTAGCGTCTCCGATAGCATCTTTCAACTCTCCTGCTCTTTTTGCTGCTTGTATTGCTTGTTCAGAAGTAGCCCCAAATTTTGCACTTAATTCAGCTACTAAAGTTTGAGCTTCTCTGTATTGTGCCTTTAATGGTTTAAAAGATTCTGAAGCTTTACTATTACCTTTACTAATTGAATCGTTTAGCCTTC